GGGCTACATCGCCGGGCATGTCGTCAGCCTCGACCGCATTTCGGGCTGGTTCAAGAAGTGAACCTAGTTCCGGCGTCGTGCTGCTGTGGCTGCGCGATTGACTGCGAGTGTTTGGCCAGTACGTATACGCTGTCGTATCCGGCTATCACGTTTTATTACAACGGCTGCACCGAAGGCGTTTGCGGAACTGTAACAGCAACGGCTCCTGCACAAACCGTAACACTGTATCGCTGTTGTGAGACTTACTATCCGTGCGGGGACCTTGCCGTTACTGGCGTTCTTTACCGGTCAAATCCGGTGCCACTTGATGACATAGAGTTGTGTTGCGTCGATGGGTATTTCGGCGACGAGTGCGCAACAGTGCCCGCGTGGATCATCTACGCCATGAGCGGTGGATGCGTACCGGAATGCGAGACCCCAAACGCATTCAGCGGCTGGCTTGTATCGGCTGTCGTGGTGATAGGCCGACTCAACGCAGATTGCGAGGTCTGCAACGACCCAACCCCGCGCGACATTTCCGGAGACGGGTGCCTTGGCTTTGAGTTCCCTGCCTATTGGGTAGACACTCTGTTCACGGGGTCGGGAACATGTCCAACGTTTCCGCAAGCGCCTGTCACTGGGCTTGGAAGTCCTGCTTCGTCAAGTCACTACAACCCTAGCGACCCCAGCGACCCGTGCGATCCGACCGGCAGTTATTCGGTGTGTGATACTGATACGAGTCCGCCGTGCACCCTTACGGCAACTGTCTCGTGATCGAGTGCGACCACTGGTCCCCGTGCACGGTCAAGTCAGGCGGCTGCTGCGCCGCCGGTCACTACGGTGGGCGTCCCAGCCTGGGCGTCTGCGGCCAGTGTCCGCACCGGGTTGTCGGCGGTGAGCAGCCCATCGGCACGACCGTCACGCACGGAGCCACCACGACCAAGGCAGTGCAATACCTGAAGACGGAGGCCATGCACGCCCTGAAGGGGCCGGCACCAGCCGACGTTGTCGAGACCCGCTCAGCGCTGTGCCGCAGCTGCGAGTTCCGGGTGGACAGCCTCGAGGACAACACTGACCCTGGCGGCATCGGCTTCTGCACGAAGTGCGGCTGCGGTGGCAATCGACGAGCAGCACTCAGCGTGAAGCTGACGCTCGCGGGCACCTCCTGCCCCGTCGGGAAGTTCAGGGCGAGTGACGGCACCAAGGGCAGCATCGAGAGCATGATGCAGGCCCTCAAGGGCGTGGCGATGACGCTGGCGGATCAGGCGAAGAAGGTCTAGATCGCTCGCTTCACGAGCAACAGCAAGAACAGAAAGCCACACAAGAACGCGAGGCCAATTCCGCCGGCCAGCATGCCTTCTGCATTTGGTGCCTTCGACACGGCTCCGACCAAAGCAAGCACCAAACCAAAGGCAGCGAGCGAGCCCGTCGTGATCTTTAGAACCCGGCGAAGCAGACTGGTCTTGGCGACGCCTTCCTGCGTGGTGTGCATCGAAGCACGATAACGGACCGCACCGTCCGAGATCAACCGCGACAAACACGAGTTTTTTGCAATCGCTTAGCCTGTCGGCCCCATGCGGCTCCGGGTCACCGTAGAGTGGGTTGTGGATTCACCGGGTACAGCCGTCCGGGCTGACCTCCTCGACCAAGTCGAGGCGTGGTGCGTTTTTGCTACAGAGGTTGAGGGGCACAGCCGCCGGCACGCTGAGCAGGCGGCTCGGTGGGTTCGTGCTTGGGTCCTTCACATGAGGGACAACAACATGCACCCGACGCCTGACTCTTGCGTCGCGTGGCTGCGTGACATGACTCGGGGGGCAAGCCTCAGCCCGCAGACGATCCGCAACCGGGCCAGCGCCTGCCGACGCTTTGCCGGCTGGATGGTTGTCCAGGGCGTGCTGGACGCCAACCCGTGGACCAGCGTGCCCATGCCCCGGGGGCGAGCCCGGCAGGGTGCGGACGCATTCACCGACGATCAGGTCGCCGCACTGATCGCTCACGCGGAACGCATGGCCACCAAGGGCCGCAAGCCAAGCGACCGGGCGTCAGCTGCCAACCGAGCCAACCTGTACAGGTTTCTGAGCCTGACCGGACTGCGGCGCGGCGAGGCCCGGGCCCAGCGTTGGGATGACATTGACCTTGAGGCCCGCACCATGGTCGTCACGCTCGACAAGGCCCGCCGGGCTGATCCCGTGCCGCTGTCCGTTGCAGCTGCTGGCATGCTCCGGCAACTGCTGGCAGAGCGTGGCACCAGCCCGCTGGTCTTCCCCACGATCGTGACCGACAAGGCCCTCGAGGCGGACTGCCGTGCCTGCGGGATCACCGGCCGGGGGAAGTGGCACCGCTTCCGGGTCGGCTTTGTGACCGAATCCTTCGAGGCCGGCGTGCCGCCGGAACTGATCCAGCGGCTGGTCAGGCATCGCAGTATCGACCAGACCCACCGATACTTGCGACACAAGGAGGAGCGGCTCCGGAATGCAGCCGAGGCACGAACCTCAAAAATCTTTGAGGATTCCTCCCTGTCAAAACCTCGTGCTGCCGATAGGTTCCCCGTGGATTCACGTATGACCACGGGTGCACCTACTACCGAGAGCAGTAAGACGACCAGCCAGGTCGCCGCACCCGTGGCAAATGAATCCACACTCATCCTGGCTGGTCTTCTGTCTGCTCTCGGCCGCTCCGGTTCATCCGGTCTCCCGACAAACGAAAAGGCCCGCGTCCGTGGACGCGAGCCTCTTCTGAGTCGGGGTGACAGGATTTGCACCGACGCCCCCACGGGGGCACCGGAGCGGCTTCTTCTCGCGGCGATCGAACTGATCGACGCAGTGCTGCAGCTGCAGCAGGGAGCCGCCAGTGAGTCAGCAGAAGACCGTGAACGATGGACGGTTCGGGCAGGTGGTCGAGGACGTGGGACTCGCCATTCAGGAACTGCGCAACGACGGCCGCGGGCTTGACGCGCGCAAGATCGAACTGACGCTGGAGCACCACGCCGGCGACATGGTGCGGGCTTTGGTGAGCACCATTCCGTCCGGGCGGATTGAGGCCCGGTTCGTGCTGTTGGCTGCGGACGCTGTGATCACGAACCGGATTGAGATGGTGATGGATGAGGTGCGGCGGGTGCAGGCCCGTCGCCGAGCCGAGTCGCAGGACGCAGCACCGCTGGCTGTGATCGGTCAGGGGACGAGCCAGCGTGAGATTCGTGGCGAGCCGGCGGACGCAGCAGGCGGGCTCGTGGGCCGTCTGCGGCGGTTTGTGGGTCGCTTGCTGGGAGTGGAGGCCGTCCGATGAGTCAGGCCGAAGTAGCAGACGCCCTTGGGATCACCCGCCAGACCGTTCGGGAGATCGAGCAGGCCGCGTTGGAGAAGCTTCGCAGGAAGCTGATCCGGATTATCCGAAACGAGGCCGACCTGGCACGGCTGGCTGGCCTGTTCGAGGAGGCGTGCCGATGACGCCCTTCGCTCTTTCTGAGCAGCTGGTGCCGGGCATGTCCAGCATGCACTACCACGGCATTCAGGCGTTCTCCAGCAGCTTTGGCCGCGAGATGGTCAGGAGCAGCCCCGCCCACGCGATGGCCCGCAAGGACCGACCGCAGACGCCGGCGATGGTGCTGGGGTCCGCGGTGCATGCTGGCGTGCTCGAGCCGCACGCCGGCGCCGTGGCCATTGCCCCGGACGTGGATCGCCGCACGACTGCCGGCAAGGAGGCCTACTCGGCTTTCGTACGCGAGGCCTGTGGCAAGATCATCCTGACGCACGACCAGGGCGAGACCTACCGCGGGATCGTTGACGCCGTTTCCGAAAGCAAGGCCGCGACCAACCTGCTGCACGTGTGTCAGAGCCGCGAGCTCAGCGGGTTCACGGTGGACCCGATTAACGATGTCCTGTGCAAGGCCCGTTTTGACGCCATCAGCGTGCAGGACGGGGTGATCCTTGACCTCAAGACGACCAGCGGGCTGGCAACGCGGTCAGAGTTTGAGCGGACCATCGGGTCGTTGGGCTACGGGTTTCAGGCGGCTCTGTACACATGGGTCGCGGCACGCCTGGGCGTCCCGTCCCCTGCGTTCATGTTCTTGGTGGTCGAGGTGGAGTACCCGCACGGCGTCGGTCTGTTTGCGATGCAGCAGGAGGTCATCGACCTGTACATGCCAAGGGTGCAGGAAGCGATTCAGGTGTACGCGCAGTGCGTGAAGGCCAACGCATGGCGGTCGTACCCCGACGAGGTGCAGTCCATTGGCATCCCCGCGTGGGTCCGCAAGGGACTCGAGGAGGTGGCAGCGTGAGCATTGTTCCGATGACAGACATGCAGGCGATTGAGCAGATCACGATGACCGGTGACCTGTCGAGGTTGACCGCCGAGCAGCGGGTCGCATACGTGAAGTACGTTTGCGATTCGCTGGGTCTGAACGCCGCCACCAGGCCGTTCGAGTTTCAGATGTTCCAGGGCAAGTTGGTGATGTACGCCAAGAAGGACTGCACCGAGCAGTTGCGGAAGATTCACGGCGTCAGCATCAGGGTCCTGGAGCGGAAGACGGACACGGACAATGGCGTCTTTACGGTGTCTGTCCGCGGCATCGACAAAACCGGTCGCCGGGACGAAAGCACCGGAGCGGTTGGCATCGCCGGGCTTCGCGGCATGGAGTTGGCCAACGCCATGATGAAGGCGGAAACCAAGGCCAAGCGGCGGCTGACCCTGAGCATTTGCGGGCTTGGTTTCTTGGACGAGTCCGACATTGCCGACGGCGGCGCTGCCAGCGCCCCAGTCCGCGTCAGTACGACGGATCAGCTCCGTCGCCTGAACGCCCTGGCACAAGGCACTGTCACGGCTCCATCGACGGAGGCCGTGGCGGCTCCCGCGGCGGCGCCGGTCGAGGAGTCGGAGCCTCGGCCGGCGACCGCTGCGCTCGGCTGGGAGCAGCAGCTGGGCCAGCCCGCCACGGACGGCGGGCCGGCGGAGCCAACGCTAGAGGATCTTGCGGAGCAGGTGGCCGCTTTGGCCCGGCAAGCGGGCGGCAAGCGGACAGCGATGCAGGCTCTGGCGAAAGCAAAGAAGGACGGGAAGGACGAGGCGGGCACGCGCCGCGTGCTTGAGGAATGGCACGAAGCACTCAGCAACACCATCAACAAGGAAAGCATGCAATGAATCTTGACATAAGCGTGGAAAACATTACGCCTTCACTGGCGGCTGATTGGCTGAAGGCAAACACGTGCAACCGACCTATGCGGCAGAGCCGCGTCGACCAGCTTGCTCGCCAAATGAAGGCAGGACACTGGGGACTGACGCATCAGGGCGTTGCATTCAACTGCGACGGCACCCTGCTGGATGGACAGCATCGTCTTGCGGCAATCGTGCAGGCAAATGTGCCCGTGAGCATGGTCGTGACCAGGGGCGTGCGTCAGGACATGCAGTTGTTCATGGACGATCACGCAAAGCGCACGGCAAACGATTCGCTGTCGTTGTACCGAAGCGAACAGATCACGCAGCAGGACGTGGCCGTCTTGCGAGCCGCTACCAGTTTGTCCGCAGCGTCTTTTTGCAACAACGCCAGCAATGCCGAACTGAACATTGCATTGGACACGTTCAAGGATGCGCTGTTGTTCTGTCACAACTACAGCGAACGCAAGCGGGCCCGTGGCATCGGTGCCGCGCCAGTGTGGGGTGCGGTTGCGTTGGCGTGGTTTTACGTCACGGACCTCAAGCGTCTAGATCAGTTTTGCCGCATTGTCAGCGGCGACGCAATGGCAACAGATGAAACGGACAACGCACCGCACCTGCTGCGAGAGTGGCTGCTCAAGAACGGATTGAGCGGAGGCCCAATGCGCCAGGAGGCGTTCAAGAAGACGCAGCGAGCCATAAAGGCGTTCATGGAACGCACGCCCCTTTCACGATTGTGCGGAACAGTGCACTTCTATCCGTATCCGTTAGTCAACCCCATTCGATCATGCGCGAAGGAGACGCTTCAGTGAACATCATCCACAACAGCAACGACGAGCAGGCAAAGACGAAGACCACCCGCACCGACAAGGTGCTTCCAGCCGGCACCTACGAGGCCGAGATCGTCAAGGCGACGGCCCGGCAGAGCGAGTACAGCAAGAGCAACGACAACCCGGACGGCTGGGAGCTGAGCCTGTGGATTGACGTGCACCACCAGGGCGAGCGGTTTCGGGTGTTTGAGTCGATTCCAACGACGCACGTCAACCGCCTCAACGAAGTGCTGGCGGCGTGCGACTTGCCCAAGCTGACACCCAAGATCCACCGGATCGAGGAGTCCAACCTCGAGGGCCATGTCGTCACCATCCGCACTTTCGTCACCAAGGGCAACAAGGCCCGCGTCGGTGACTTCACAAAGCGGACCAGCAAGCCGGCAACCGCCAAGGTTGCCGTGAAGGTGGACGACAGTGACATCCCGTTCTGATCCGAAGGCACCTGGGGTGACTCAAGGATGGTCCAACAGCCGGGCCCGCCCTTCGGCGGCAGATCCGGCCACGACGCCGCAAATGACCCGACGGGGTCGCGGAAATGCAGGTGCAAGCCCTGCTCCTTCCCCTCGTGTGCTGCTTTGGTTTTGGCTGGGCTTCGCGTGGGGCTCGGCGGGCACGTGTGCATTCCTTGTAGCGGCCTTGGGCCGCGGATGGTTGGAGGCTTTGATATGAGCGACGATCCAGCCAGCAAGGACGGACTGCGATGGGAGATTCGACGGAGCCTCGTTGAACGCCTGCGTATTCCTTGGGAAGGAATGGGCGACATGGCGAACCAGCAACGTGCCGAGGCAGCCGTGCAGATCAGCACGATGATGGACGAAATCGAGGAACTGCGCGGCATGCTCAAGGTTGCAAACGAAATGGCAGAGCATTACGCGCAGGAACGCGACGAGGCGAGGCGGGAAGTGTGCAAGCTGAAGTCGTGGAACGTGCAGGAGCGGCTTGGACCAGAGGGCTACGCGCTTCTGCGGAAGTGGGACTGTTTCGCGCGCCACACTTCTGAACATCTGTAGCGGATTCGATCCTCGGCAAGGACGCCATGAACACCACCGCAGAAGTCGAGGCAGCATTCCAGCTGCTGGGATTCATCTTTGAGGCCGACGACCTGATCGAGTTTCGCACGCTCGGCCGCGTGGTCAGCAGCCGATGGGCCACGCTCAACGAGGCGGCCGCAAAGATCGAGGAACTGGCGGCCCTGGGCTCGGGAGTGCAGATCTATTTTGGGGCCAACCCTCGCAGCAGGCAGGGCGGCAAGGCGGAGGATGTCGCCCTTGCCCGCTGCCTGTTCGCAGACTTCGACGGTGGCACAACGGTTGAGCAGGCCCGGCTGCGATGGAGGGACGCTTGCATCCCCGAGCCGACGGTGATCGTGACCACGGGCGGCGGTCTCCACGCTTGGTGGCGACTTCTCGAGCCCATGACCGACATGGCCGACTGGACCATGCGGCAGAAGGCCTTGGCCCGCCGGTTGGGTGCCGACCAGAGCTGCACGGACGCCCCCCGGATCATGCGGCTGCCGGGCTTCGTAAATTGGAAGTACCCCCATCGTCCGCTGTGCGTCGTCGAGAGCTGCGAGCCTGACAACGCCTTCAGCCTCGAGGAGTTCCCAACTCGCCTTGAGCCCGCCCAGGTTGAGCCGCCGGCTGCGGTCGAGGAGGTGGCGAGGGGCAGCCTTTCCAGTTTCAGCCGTCGGTTCTTGGGCGACGGGTTCTGCCTGCCGCACGGGCGCCGGCAGACAATCTTCACGGTCGCCTGCGACCTGAAGGCACGGGCGTGGGATCAGGGCGAGGCCGAGGCCGCGATCATGGGCCGCGCACGGCAGCTGGGGCTTAGTCCCGACGAGCTGCTGGACGTGCCCAGGCAGATCCGCAACGCCTTCAGCAAGGAGCGGCAGCCGCTGGACGGGCCCGCGGAGGAGGCAACGCCGGTGGTGGATGACACTCCACCCGTCGGCATCCTCGACCTCATTGGCCGCAACCCAAAGATGCGGCGGCCGATCGTCCACGACCTGCTTCGGTCCGGCGAGACCATGAACATCATCGCCGCTCCCAAGACCGGCAAGAGCTGGATGGTGCTGGACCTGGCCCTGAGCGTGGCCACCGGCCGCGTTTGGCTGAATCGTTTCAAGGTCGAGCGGTCCCGCATCCTGCTGATCGACAACGAGCTCCACGAGGAGACCTTGGCCGAGCGCATCCAGCGGGTCGCTGGGGCCATGGGAATCGCCCCTGCCGAGCTCGAGGGGTGGCTGGAGGTCAAGAGCCTGCGAGGCTGCCTGCAGTCCTTCCAGAGCCTTGGCAGCGGTCTGTTCAAGGACATGCCGGCTGGCAAGTACGGCATGGTGGTCTTTGACGCCTTCTATCGGTTCAACATTGGGGACGGGGCCGACGAGAACGACAACGCCAGCATGGCCGCGACGTACAACCTGCTGGACGCCATGGCAAAGCGGCTCGATGCCTGCTTGGTGTGCATTCACCACACCAGCAAGGGCAACCAGTCAGAGAAGTCAGTCACTGATGTCGGAGCCGGGGCCGGGTCCATGAGCCGGGCAGCCGACACGCACCTGGTGCTGCGGGAGCATGAGCAGGCAGGGCACCTCGTCATCGACGCCGCATGCCGCAGCTGGCCGCCACTGGAGCCGACCGTGGTGCGGTTTGAGTACCCCCGCTTCTACCCCGAGCCCAACGCCGACGCCGGAGCCCTCAAGAAGGCCAAGAAGAAGGGCGACGGTTGGAACGAGCGTCGGTTTGTGGAGGAGTTCTTCCCGACGCCGGCGACGGAGTGGAGTCACAAGGAGTTGGTGGCTGCTGGCGCCGAGGCCGGTCTGTCTGCCAACCGAGTTCGGACACTTCGGGAGTCGGCCTGTGCCAAGACGCCCAGCCGGAAGCCGTTGCTGGAGCGGGTCGGAGACAGCAGTTCGACCAAGTACCGGAGGGCGTCGTGATGCAGATAACTTCTCTTGAGGGATTCTCTTGCGGGCCCTCAAGAGCCGCCTCAAGAGCGGGCAGGAATCTCTTGTGGTGCGCACCTAAAGGTGCGCCCCACAAGAGGTGTCCTGCTGCCATCCGGAACCTCAAGAGATGACCCTCAAGAGAAGGGTGGCGGGAAAGGCGGACCTTGTCCTTCGGGCCCTGGTGTGGCTGGAGGTGGGCCGGACCACCACGTACGCCTACGGCAGCCTCAGGCAGAACGCGGCAAGGGATCGCCGGCGCCGGGCCCTGTACGCCACCCTCCTGCACCGTTTGGGCCGGCTGAACGTCCGGGGCGTCGCCGAAGCCCTGCAGGTGAGCGAGTACGTGGCCGGCAAGGCCATCGCCATGGACGCAATCCCGCAGGACGAGGTGATGGAATGGGCTCGTTTAGTGCACGAGGCGGTGATGCAGTTGGAGGTGATGGATCTGCGTGCACAAGGTGAGACAATCCCGTCATGGAGGCGATCCTGAGATGGGGCCCCTGCGACGGGGACACTGTCGAGGTGGACGAGGACGCCCGCGAGCTGCGGGTGCCTGTCGCTTGCGGAGTGTGCCTGGACGACTTGCCGGCCGGGCTGTCCAAGGACGTGTACTCCGAGGCCCTGTACCTGCTCGATCCGGACAGCGGCGGATGGTTCTACTCGGGTCGCCTGCGCTACAACGGCGAGGGCCAGGCGTACCACCATCCGGCCTAGGTGCTTGTTTCGCCCTTGAAAAACAGGAGGATGGGAAGCATGGGTAAGGCCAGCCGCGACAAGGGCAAGCGTGGCGAACGTGAGGCTGCCGCTCAGATTGCGCACCATTGGGGTGCCACCGGAGCCCGCCGGGCTCAGCAGTTTGCCGGCGTCAACACGGGGACAGCGGACTTGGTGGGCGTGGATGGATTGAGCGTGGAGGTCAAGCGTTACGCCCGCATCGCCTGCCTCGACTGGCTGGAGCAAGCAGAGCTGAGCGGCACGCCGGGCACCGTGCCCGTGGTGCTGTTTCGAGAGGACTGCAGCACCGAGTGGACGGTCATGCTGCGGGTGCACGACGTGCCTGAGTTTGCTCGGCGGATTGTCGGCATGCTCAAGGAGGCGACGCCAAGCGTCGATCCAGCGTGAAGAAGACCAAGAGGGACGAGACCGGGGCAATCATCAGCAAGCCTGTGCGGGAGAAGTATCCCGACCGCAAGCGTGGCTGGAGCGTCGAGCACCACGGCAAGAACATCCACGTGATCAGGGTGCATCGGCCGAACACCAAGAAGGTCGAGCAGTGGGTGCTGCTGTTGGCCGACAATCACGTTGACAACCCAGCCGCGAGGAACGATGTCACCACGCGGCTGATGGCCCAGGCCGTCGAACGCGACGCAGTGGTCATCGTCGTTGGTGATTTTCTAGACCTGATGCAGGGCCGGAACGACCGACGCTCGAGCAAGACCGCTCTGCGGTCAAACCTGCTGTCGGACGGTTACTTCGACAAGGTCATCGACATGGGTGCCGACCTGTGTGCACCGTATGCAAGTCACCTTGCCGTGCTGGCCCAAGGCAATCACGAGAGCGGCTGGATGCGGCACAACGAGACGGACCCAACGGCAAACCTGGTGCGGGCGATCAAGGACCGTGCACACTCGCCGGTTGGAGCTGGTGCGTACGGCGGCTGGATCAAGTTTCAGTTTAGCGTCGGCGGGAACCATCTGAGCTATTCGATGCGGTACCAGCACGGAACGGGTGGAGGTGCCAGCCCCATGACCATGGGCATGCTGGACGCGCGCCGCATGTACTCGTGGATCGAAGGTGCCGACTCCATCGTGATCAGCCACAACCATGCGACAAACGTGGCCGGGATCGCACGTGAGTACCTGCGTTCGCAGAACGGCGTGTACAGCGTCGAGAAGAAGTACTGCGACATGATCCGCGTGGGCACGACCAAGGATTCGTGGAAGGACGGCGCTCACGGATGGGAAGTCGAGAAGGGATTCGGCCCGTCGCCGATCCGGCAGAAGTGGCTGCGGCTGTACATCGCCTGGGATTACGAGGGCGGCAAGGGCGGCAAGGCTCGCATCGCGTGGGACGTGCACGATGCCCAGTGACTTTCGCACCAAGATCAACGGCCGCACGTGGCGGGTGCAGTTCGTCGAGGCCCGTGCGATGGGCAAGGACTGGGGTCGATGCCCGCACCCACCAGGGCGTCATCCCACGCTCGAGATCCGACGCAGCCTGAAGGGCATCAACATGCTCGACACCTTGGTGCATGAGGTGTTGCACGCCCAGCGTGTGGAGCTGGATGAGCAGGCTGTCGAGGAAACCGGGTCCGCGATTGCCAAGGCGTTGTGGCGTGCGGGCTATCGACTGCAGGAGGAGGCATGAGACAGCGACCGCCTAGGCTGAGGGTTGGCAGGCCGGCGGCTCCACGCCTGGACGTCAGTCACGAGCGAGACCGCGGCACGACCCACGAGCGTGGGTACGGTTGGCAGTGGCAGCAGCTGCGGCAGATCGTGCTGAACGACGAGCCGCTGTGCCGGCGTTGCAGCTCACGCAATCGGGTGTCCGGTGCTGTGCTGGTGGATCACATCGTCCCGTTGCTGGACGGTGGCACGCACGATCGAAGCAACCTGCAGAGCCTGTGTTTTGACTGCCACGCGGTGAAGACGCAGGCAGACGTGCGGGCGAGGCGGCGGCGTGGTGCAAGGAAGACCGGGGGGGTCGCGTGAATTGGGCAAGAGCGGCATGACCGACTTCGGGCCCTGCGTACACGCGGCCAAGGGTTGCCGATTGGGGGCAGTAGCGCGCCCGCTGGCAGGCCGGCCAGGGCCTGGACCGCTCGGATGCCGGGTTTCTGCGGCGGGTCGATCCTGAGGCAACGTAGCGGGCGCGAGATAAGCAAATGCGGACATTGGGCCCGATTTAGATGCAAGAAAGTGAGGCTGAGATGGGCAAGCGCGGACCAAGACCAACACCCACGACCATCCTGAAGTTCAGGGGCAGCGAGCTTGTGGCCAAGCGCGGCGAAGAGCCGGCCGGCAGCGACGGTGCTCCCCTGCTGCTTCCGTTCGTGTCGAGCGACGAGCGGGCCCGGTACTACTTCGATCGGCTGATCGAGGACCTGCGTCGCTTGGGCGTGTACGCCGCGGAGGACTACGCCGCTCACAACCTGTACGCGCATCTGATGGCCGAGGGCGAGCGGGCTCACGCATCGGTGCTGGCCGAGGGCATGGTCGTTGAGTGTCGTGGTCAAAAATGGCAGAATCCGATGAAGAAGGTGCGGGACGACGCCTGGGCTGAGGCGTCGCGTATCGGCAAGGAGTTTGGGCTGACTCCTGCAAGTCGAGTGGGTCTAGTGTCGTCGAGAAAGAACACACAGGGGGATGCCTCGGGCATCGACGCGCTCCTCAAACCCAAGACCGCCTAAGCTCGGCCCCGTCGCCGGCTTCAGTGCATCGGCCACCGCCCGCAAGGGCGACTGGTTCGACGTTTCGGAGTTTGCGCGCCTTGAGACATTCTTTGGACTGTTGCGTCATCAGAAGGGCGTGTGGGCTGGCCAACCGTTCAAGCTGCTGCCGTGGCAGCGTGATCTGCTGGGGTCGCTGCTGTGCTGGAAGCGGGCCGACGGCACCCGGCGATTTCGCCAGGCGTATATTGAGATCCCACGCAAGAACGGGAAAAGCACCCTGCTGGCTGCGATCGGGTTGTACATGCTGCTGTGCGATCACGAGCCCGGGGCCGAGGTCTACTGCTGTGCCAGCGCCCGCGACCAGGCCGCAATCGTCGGCGACGCCTGCCGGCAGATGGTTCAGAGCAACCAGGCACTGGCCAGCCGGGTCGAGGTGTTCCGCAACGTCATCACGTTTGGCACGTCGAAGCTCGAGGTGCTCAGCAGCGACGCCGGCACCAAGCACGGCCGCTCGGCGAGCTGCGTGATTTTTGACGAGGTGCACACGTTTGCCGACCGCGACCTGTACGACGCGATGGTCACGAGCATGGGTGCACGCCGCCAGCCCTTGCAAGTGAGCATCACCACGGCTGGCCACGACCGCAACAGCCTTTGCTGGGAGCTGCACGACTACGCGGAGAAGGTTCGGGAGGGAATCATCGACGACCACGCTTTCATGCCGGTGGTGTTCAGTGCCCCGAAGGACGCCGACTGGAAGAGCCCGAAGACGTGGCGGGCTGCCAACCCAAGCCTGGGCACGACGGTCACCGAAGAGTTCCTGCGGGCCGAGTGCGACAAGGCCAAGGAATTGCCGACCTACGAGACGACGTTCCGGCAGCTGTACCTGTGCCAGTGGACTGAGGCCAAGACGGTTTGGATCAGCAGCGACGCATGGAAGGCGTGCGCCTCGAGCGCCGCGGACCCCGACAGCCTTGCCGGCCGAGAGTGTTGGGGCGGGCTCGACCTGAGCACCACCACGGACCTGAGCTCGCTGGCGCTGGTGTTTCCCTCGGCGGATGGTTCGGTGGACGTGCTGTCCTGGTCGTGGTGCCCCGAGGAGGGCATCCGCCGGCGGAGCCGCAGCGACCGGGCCCCCTACGACGTGTGGGCGTCACGCGGCGACCTGATCCCAACGCCAGGCACGGTGGTGGACTACGAGTTCATCGCGGCAAAGATCCGGCAGGTGTGCGAGCGCTACTCTGTTCGGCATATCGGCTATGACCCGTGGAACGCGACGCAGCTGGCGTCCGGGCTGTTCACGGAGGGCGTCCCCATGCTTGAGGTGCGTCAGGGATTCCGCACCCTGTCCGAGCCGTGCAAGCGGTTGGAGGCGTTGGTCGTCAGCCGCAAGATCCGGCACCCCGACAACCAGCTGCTGAACTGGGCCGTGAGCAACACGATCACGGACGCCGATCCTGCCGGCAATCTGAAGATCTCGAAATCGAGCAGCACGGAGCGCATTGACCCCGTGGCCGCTCTTGTCACCGCCCTTGCCACGTGGTTGCACCAAAGCGATCAGGGCGGCCCCAGCGTTTACGAAGAACCCGAAAGGACGATCACATGGGTCTGACCGACATCCTGCGCCGATACCTCGGCCCCACGCCGCCTCGTTCCGACTTTGAGGACACCGTCCCCATCGGGCAGGCAACCAGCGGCAGCGTCCAGTCGTACGTTCAGTCGTACTCGTACTCGGGCGAGTCGATTACGCCATCCCGTGCCCTCGAGGCCCCCAGCGTGTACGCCTGCGTGCGTCTGATTGCCTCGAGCATCAGCCGGCTCGAGTGGCAGGTGCTGCGTGAGTCGCCCGAGGGCAAGATCACCGACTCAGCTCACCCGCTCTACAACCTGCTGAACTACGAGGCGTCCGATGACGTTGGCGCCATCCAGCTGCGTGAGAAGCTGCTGACGGATTGCCTGCTGACCGGCAACGCATACGCCTACATCCACCGCGATGCCAGCGGTCGCCCAAAGGCCCTTGAGGCGTTGCGACCCGACTACGTCGCCATGTACCGCGACGGAGCCAACCAGCCCTACTACCAGGTTTGGACCGGACGCTACAGCGGAAACAACGCCGAGAAGTCCATGCGTCGATTCCGGGCGTATGACATGTTTCACTTGGTCGGGCCGACCACGTTTGACGGGCTGCTTGGCGTGCCACCGATTCACCTGGGCCGCGATGTCATTGCCCTTGAGCTTGAGATCACCGAGTACGTGACGCGGTTCATCGCCAACAACGCGGTGCCGGCAGGCACCCTGCAGATGCCTGGGCGGCTGAGCCCCGAAGCGTCAAAGCGTCTGCGGGAAGCGTGGCAGGCCGCTCACGGCGGTGCCAGCCGAGCCGGCCGCGTGGCGGTGCTCGAGGACGGGCTCAAGTACGAGCCGATCTCCGGCACGTTCAAGGATTCCGAGCTCATCGAGATGCGGAAGTATTGCCGGCAGCAGATTGCGGCGATGTTTCAGGTGCCGGCCCACAAGGTCGGCGACACCGACTCCGGCTCGTACAACAGCAACGAGCAGGCAGACTCGGAGTTCGTCAAGCACACGCTGGCGAGCTGGGCCGCTCGTCTTGAGCAGGAAGCCAGCCGCAAACTGGTGATGCGTGGAGAGCCTTGGTGCACCCGCATCAACTTCAGCGACCTCCTGCGGGCTGACATGACCAGCCGCTTCTCGGCGTATGCCACCGCCATCACCAACGGCATCCTGACCGTCAACGAGGCCCGGGCTCTTGAGGGTCGCCCAGCGGTCGATGGCGGCGATCAGATCCGGGTGCCCATGAACACCGAAGCCCCCGGCCAGCAGCCCGCTGAAGGGCCCAGCGCGCCCGCTGAGGTGCCGGCAGACAAGGAGCCCTCCGTGGACCTTGAGCCCGGTGAGGCTGAGCCTGAGGCCACAGGCACGCCCGAGGTGCCCGACAGCGTGGACATGGACCCCGACGACGAGGCAAAGCGGTCGGCTGAGGCCATCGGTGCCGCCCAGCGGATGGCCGCAGTGGCCGCGGTCAGGCCTGCTGTGGAGGGCGCCTTCCGTCGCCATCTGCAGCGGGTCACCGAGTACCTGCAGCGACAGCGCACTCAGGCGAAGCTCGACAAGTGGGCTCCGCCCATCGACTGCCTCGAGGGCGAGCTGCGGGACACCGTGGCCGGGTTGGGCCGGATCTTTGGCGACCAGGCCAAGGCCGAGAAAGCCCTGAGCGATTGCATGCTCCGGCACGCCCGCCACCTGCGTGGCAGCGTCGGAAAGATCGCCGAACTGAGCGACGCCATCAGCGGATGGCACACCCTGCCCGGCGCGGCTGCGGCCGAGCTGCTGGACATGGTTCGCATGGAAATCACCGACACCCCTGTCCTGGAGGACAACAATGCACAAGCCTGAAACCCGTGCCGTTGGCACGATGACCCCTGCGGCCGACATGAAGGTCCGCGGTTACGCCATCCGCTGGAATCAGTACGACATGGGCCGCGAGATGGAGCGGGTTGACCCCAAGGCGTTTGACCGTTCCATGGAGGAGCCCGGCGACATTGCCCTGCTTTGGAATCACGACACCGGCAAGCCGCTGGCCCGGGTTCGAGCCGGCAACCTTCGACTGTGGACCGACGAGAACGGGCTGGGCTTTGAGGCAACACTGCCGCAGACCCCTACCGCCCAAGAGGCCCACGCCCTGATTCAGAGCGGCGTGGTCAGCCAGTGCTCGTTCGGGTTCATGGTGCGCGAGGAGCGGTACGAGAAGGGCGAGAACGGCAAGCCGTGTCGGGTGATCTTGGACGCCGACCTGCTCGAAATCAGCCTTGTGACGTTTCCAGCGAACAGTTCGACCAGCGTCGAAGCCCGCGAGAAGCCAGCCGAGCCGGCGTCACGTCGTGTGCTCCGGATGTTTCCACCGGCGTGAAATGTAAACCGCTATTGACCTGCCTCTTTTGGCAAGGACAATAGCGGGCGACAACTCATCACCACCGTTCTCAGCGAGCCACCGCCTAGTGCGATTCGACTGACGAGCGAGCGGACCTCCGTGCAGCCCGTGTGGCGCACTGGCCCGATCAGCGGATGTCAACGACGACGACAACCGCCGGGGCAGTGCGCCATTTTCATGCGCAGTCCCGGCGTCAACCCCGGAGATTGCGATGGATAACAAGAACAACCTGGACCGCAGCTGCGAGGAGTATCGCGGCCTGTTCAGCAAGTACATGGCCAAGGGCCACCGCGGCCTGACGAATGCCGAAGCCCGCGCCCTGAGCGAGGGCAGCGCCACCGGCGGCTCGGTGCTGTTCCCGACGACGTACTCCAACCAGTTCATGTCGATCCTTGGCGACGACGAAGTTCTCGCCAGGACGACCAAGGTCTACAGCTCCACCGGAGTCTTCAGCGTGCCCGTGATTTCGGGCAACGACCAGTGGCCTAGCGTCGGCGGGTTCAGCACGCAGAACAACCCCGGCGAAGGCAGCAGCCTGCTGGACGCGACGGCTGGGTCTCAGACTCAGGTGACCGTCCCCACCATCGCCAACCCGCGAAGCAACAACACCCTGAACGGGACCACGACCTCGACACTGACGCTCCGCCGCGTTTCTGTCATGGTCAAGGTCTCACAGGAACTGCTGGAGGACAGCGCCAGCCGTGGCGACGCCTCGGTCGAGCAGATGATCGTGCAGCAGGCGTCGCAGGACATTGCTGCCGCTCTCAACAAGCAGATCCTGATTGGCAACGCCACACCAAGCAGCGTGGTCTCTGGTGACGCGACCAACGCCGGCACCGATTCGTGCCACGGAGTTGTGAACACGTGCCGCAATCACGGACGTGTTGCGATTGCCGGCAGCGGGTCAGGAGGAATTAGCGGCGAAGGCAGGAATGCAACGACTGACCCGACTGTGTACATCGGGTTCGTGCGCGCGAATCGTTTGGCGCCGCAGTACTGGAAGAGGTCACTGATTGTCTTCAACAGTCAGATGACTGGTAGCAGCACGACAAACTACGGCAGGACGCTGTTCAGCACTGCGAGCCCAGGCCCTGCGCTCTATGCAATGTCTGCGCCTCGCGTGCTGTTTGGACAGCCGTGGACGATGTGCGACATGGCAACGTCTGCGCAGGGAAACAGCATTCCAAGTGCGCTCGACGCTCACTTTGTTGCGTGCGATTTCAGCCGATACATGCTGGCGTTCTCGTCGAACGGCCTGGGCATTACGCGGCTCAACGAAACCTTTGCCGACTCGAACACCGTTGCGTTTGTCGTGTCGGTTCGCGCCGCTGGGGCGCTGATTGATCCGAACGCAGCGTGGACCTACCTCTGGGACGGCACCACTTCGGGATGACCAAATGGGCGAAGGAGGCCCTAATCACATGAACGGATACAACGAACTTCGTGCGGGCAACGACGCCCGCTACCGCGAGATGCAGCAGATCATCGAGGCCGCCAACAAGGTCGGCGGCGACATGGACGCCGAGACCACCAAGCGCTTCGAGTCTCTCGACGCCGAGTACCGCCGGGTGCAGGGCGTGATCGAGAAGAACCACCAGCTGATGGCGCTGGCGGCTAAGGACCGCGAGGCCGGTTTCGTGGACGTCGGCCCCGACGCTCCCGAGATGCGCCGCGCTCCCGCTGCCCGCGAGACCGCCCAGCGGGCCCCCCGCTTCGGCGACTTCCGCTGCAGCGACGAGTACGTCAAGGCCTACGAGACCTACCTCAAGCGTGGCGAGCACACCCCCGTGTCCGAGATGCGGGCCCTCAGCGAAGGCACCGCCGGCTCCGGCGACGTGCTGCCCCCGGTCGAGTTCCACAACGAGCTCGCCAAGCGTCTGCAGAACATCGTGACCGTGCGCAACATCTCCCGCGTCCTTCCGCTCGGCAGCTGGAAGCGTGAGATCGCGTTCGAGACCGCCCTGCCCAACGCGGCATTCATCGCCGAGGGCAGCGCCCCGACCGAGAACACCGGCACCTTCACGAACCGCGTCCTGCAGCCCCGCCGCCTGGCCGGCCTGTCGCTCGTGTCGAACGAGCTCATGGAAGACGCTCCCGCTCGTGGCCCCGGCTTCTCGATCGAGTCGATCCTCACCGAGCAGTTCGCCCGCAAGTTTGGCGAGGTCGAGGAGTCGGGCTTCCTGGTCGGCAACGGCACCGCGCCCAACCCCAAGGGCATCCTGACCTACACCAGCGGCGCCAACACCACCGTGAGCACCGGCGCGACGATGAGCGGCACCGTGGCCTCCCCGGGCCTGACGGCTGCGAACGTGATCGACTGGGTGTACTCGATTCCCCGCCAGTACCGCATGCACTCTTCGTGCGCCATCGTGACGAGCGACGCTGTGCTCGGCATGATCCGCAAGCTCGGTGCGGTTGGCGGAACCACGAATTACTTCTGGCAGCCCAGCGGCATGCTCGGCGAGCCGGATCGGATCATGGGCATCCCGGTCTACGCGAGCGCGTACGTCAACAGCATCACCGCCGGCAGCGTCATCGGCATCGCCGGTGCGTTCGACTACTGCGTCATCGGTGAGCGAAGCGGCTACACCCTCAAGGTGCTCCGCGAGCGTTACGCCGACAGCAACCAGACGGGCTTCCTCGCGCAGAACCGCGTGGATATCACCCTCACTCAGACGGAGGCGTTCCGTTACCTCCTGTCGCCGGCCAGCTGATCACTGACCTGAACCCACACCGCTCGGGGGGGAAACCCCCCGGGCGGATTTCCAACCATGCCAACCGTTCGCGTCATTCAGGCCTACGCCGACCTCAAGGAAGCGCACTCGCCTGGCGACGTGCTGAATGTTGACGAGCGCACGGCCACCGAGCTGATTGCCACGGGCCTTGCCGAGCGGCACGAGCCCGGGCCTCGGGCCTGCGTCAAGCACGATTGCTGCAAGGCGGTCAAGAAGGGAGCCAAGGCGTGACCGAGGGCCTGCGCACCAACCTGTCAGACACCGGCGCCACATCGCCCGTGATCTCTTCCAGCGAGCTGAAGACGCACGCACGCATCTATCACAGCCAGGACGACACGTACCTCGGCACCCTGATCACGACGGCCACGCAGATCATCGAAGCCGAGACGCGGCGGGCCATGATCAATCGGGCTTTTGCGTTCCAGCTCGAGGCGTTCCCGGCCGACGGAGAGATCATCCTGCCCCGCTCGCCGCTGTCCACCGTCACCAGCGTGACCTACACGGACACGGCCGGGGCCACGCAGACCCTGTCGGCAAGCACCTACCACGTCTACTCCGTCAACGGCGTCGGCCGGGTCGTGCTCAAGAGCACGTCGTCATGGCCCGACACGCAGGACACCGGGAACCTTGACGTCACGATCAACTTCACCGCCGGGTACGGGGCTTCCTCAAGCAACGTGCCGGCCGCTCTCCGGCATGCGACGCTGCTGGCAGCGACGCACCTGTACGACAACCGCACCAGCGTCAACGTCGGCAACATTGTCAACGAGCTGCCGATGACCGTGCAGCGTCTCATCGTGCAGTACCACAGCGGGGACTACGCATGAGCATGAACCCGGGCTACATGCGGACGCCGCTGGCGATCTACAACCCGACCGACTCGGTGGACGAGTTTGGCCAGGTGACCAGCACCAAGACCACCAGCACCGGCACGATCTTTGCCGCCATCAACGAAGCCAGCGCCGAGGAGAAGAGCAACCACCGGCAGCTGAATCAGACGGTCACGCACCGCATCCGATGCCGATGGCACCCGGACATCACCCACCGCACGCAGCTGCGGACCGTTGCCCAAGAGCAGGGCAAGACCACCACGACTTGGGAGGTCGTCACCGCGATCGACTGGCAGGAGCGGAGGCAGTACCTCGACCTGGTCTGCAGGCAGGTGATCACGTAATGGGCGACTGGCGCAAGAGCAATCTGAAGAACTACCTCGTTGAGGGCATCCCGCAGATGGAGGCAACCATCCGCAACATGCTGGACGAGGACCTGTCGAAGGCCATCCTGTCAACGCTGCGGGACATCGGCACACCGACACAGGCTGCCCTGATCCAGCACTACAACAACGCCCCGGCCAAGCACGACAACGAAAGCACCAAGAAGGCCCTGCAGCATCGATGGTGGAACAAGTTCGACCGCAAGGGGCGTCCGGTTGGCTACAGCCGTTTCCGGATCTTGCGGGATTTGGT